AAGTGAGATGGGTTTGAATATGCTAGAGGGCGTGCCCCCAACTTCTCCCCCCCATAAAAAATTTACAGTTTTCTGGTAGAGTTTTATCTGTCAGGGGTAGTTGCCTGACATTCTCCTAGTTGAAAAGTTTGACCTGTGTGATGAAAGTTGCACAGGTCTTTTTTTCTTGGTAGTATTAGGTTATCTGTAGAGGGGTAGACATGGCGATACAAGAGATTGGGTTAGAGCGTGGTATTGGGATGCCTAAAGCCAGGGTGGTGTATGCCTACCCGTATGAGGAGATGGATGTAGGGGATTCGTTTGTTGTGCCTATAGAGGCAAGAGCGAAGGTGTTGAATGCCAACTACAGGGCTGGCAGGCGTTTAGGGTTGAGGTTCATGGCAAAGACAGAAGGTGATGTGATTAGGGTCTGGAGAACAGCGTAGATGGGTGATAACTGGTTATGGGCAGAGGAGGATGAGTTGCGCTTGATGTGCGTGACGCTTCAGTCTTTGCTGTACCAGTACCAGGTGAATACGGTGAATGTGGTGAATGAGGCTTTGGACTATGGATACAGACAAGGATATGCAGATGCAGTTGTACGAATCTCGATTGCGTCTGAAGAGGGAAATGCAGCGCGCCCTGTCTTGCATTAGCCCGAAGGCAAAGAGGGTGTTGGCGAAAGAGTGGGAAGACAAGTACTCAGCCATCTTCTACCGTGAGTTGATTAACTGTGCCCGTAGTCGGGATGTGTCAGAGACAATTGCAAACTGGAAAGTAGATGAACTTTGACCTGAAGCAGTTTTACAAGTTTTGCTCCGAACTCAAGATTGAGACAAAGGAGGAGGGCTTGAAGAAGATGGGTAACCTTCTGGGGACTCAGACGTATGTGATGAATGAGATTAAGAAGGGGCTGGACGAGGACGTCCACTTCTTTGTCATCTTGAAAGGACGGCAGCTTGGCATTACAACCATCTCACTGGCACTTGACCTCTACTGGCAGTTCACACATCCTGGTTGGCAGGGAACACTGGTGGCAGATACAGAGGAGAACAGAGACATGTTCCGTTCAACTCTTGCTATGTATATGGAAGGTCTGCCCAAAGAATTTAAGATTCCATTGGTTGCCCATAACCGCAACCAGATGGTTCTCAAAAACAGAAGCAGACTGTTTTACCAAATTGCGGGAAATAAATCTCGTCTGGGGCAGGGTAAGGCTATCACTTACCTGCACAGTACAGAGACTGCTTCCTACGGCAACGAAGAGGGTATAGCCTCCTTGATTGCCTCTCTTGCAGAAAAGAACCCCGAGCGCCTGTACATGTTTGAGAGTACGGCCCAGGGTTTCAACATCTTTCACGACATGTACAAGACCGCTAAGAGTGCTCGTACACAGAGAGCCATCTTCTGCGGCTGGTGGCGTAACGAGTACTACAGCGTGGATGCGGACAGCAACATCTACAAAGTCTACTGGGATGGCAAGCTCTCGGGTGAAGAGAAGGAATGGGTCAAGGACATCAAGAAGCTCTACGGCTATGAAGTCAACTCCCGTCAGATGGCTTGGTGGCGCTGGAAGATGCACGAAGGTATCAAGGATGAAAGCCTCATGTACCAAGAGTTCCCGCCCACAGAGGACTATGCCTTTGTGATGACCGGCACATCCTTCTTCTCTAACAGCCGTTGTACAGACGCAGCCAAGCTCGCCAAGAAAGAACAACCTGACATGTACCGCTACGTGTTTGGTCAGCTCTTTCAGGACACCGAAGTCATCAGGTCAACAGAACGCTTGGGCACACTCAAGATTTGGGAGGAGCCTGTAGACACAGCCTACTACGTCATCGGCGCAGACCCTGCTTACGGGTCAAGCGATTGGGCAGACCGCTTCTGTATTCAGGTCTTCCGTGTGTACGCAGACCGCTTAGATCAAGTAGCAGAGTTTGCTACCAGCGAGATGAACACCTACCAGTTCGCGTGGGTCATTGCTCACTTGGCTGGCGCTTACAAGAACTCTACCCTCAACCTGGAAGTCAACGGCCCAGGGCAGGCGGTCATCAACGAGATACGCAACCTCAAACGCTTGGCAACCGCTATGGGAGGCGCTACAGGGCATGGCTTGATGGATGTACTGGGTAGCATGACCAACTACATCTGGAGGCGTAATGACACCCTTGGAGGCCTGTCCAACAGCATTGGTTACCTCACCACCTCCAACAGCAAGGAGAGGATGCTTCAGTACATGAAAGATTACTTTGAGCGTGGGATGATGGGCATCAAGAGCATGGACACGCTGGAAGAGATGAAGGGCATCGTGCGGGAGTCTGGCTTTATTGGAGCGCCTGGTCGTGGCAAGGACGATAGGGTCATTGCATCTGCGCTGGCAGCCGTGGCTTATGCTGAGCAAGTACAGCCTCGCCTGATTGCCCAAAAGATTACCTACAACGTGAGCAAGGCTCAAGAGAACTTCACTCCCGAACAACTGGGTGTCGGGCGCAACGTCAGTGATTATTTAAAGAGAGTGGGTCTTTATGGAACTTGAAATCATCTCAGATGCCCCAAATGGAGAACAAGACAGGGCCAGAATTCGCAAACTGTTTGAGAACGAAGGCTTTTACATCCACAGCATGACCCTGCATGTCTTCCCAAACAGCGAACAGTACTATTTCAAAACAGTGGTAGAGCAAAGTGACACCTTTAAGCAAGACTGAACTCAAGCGTCAGATCAAAAAGTTCCTGCACGACAAGAACAGAGGCATCTCTGTAGCCCTGTTTGCAGAGCTTTCTGGGGTATCGAAGACCATGTTGCTGGATGTTTTCTATTACGAGAAAGAACCACTGTCAGAGATGGTGCAGCGCAGGGTCAACAAAGCCTACATGCAGTGGAAAGCAGGGACAGTCAAGATAATGAAGCGGCAAGACAACACCCGATATGTGGACTACAGAAGGGTTGCAGAACCCCCCATCATGCACGGCATGGGGCTGAAAGTCACATCTGAGGGCATTAAACTGCGTGTTGGAATGGTCAACCGGCACGATTACAGTGAAATTGACCTTAACGAAGCACTAAGAGGGTAACTATGGGCATTTTGAGAGACTATTACTGCGAATCACACGGTGTATTTGAAGCATGGGAGCCTGAGTGCCCCATGAAGCACTGTAATTCCACAATTTCCATCATTCATCTCAAACCTGTGGGCATGAAGTCGGATAAAACCAAGAAAACGGATAAAACCGTCAAACAATTGGCGATTGACTACGATATGACCGACATCAAGACCACCAGAGAGGGTGAATACCAAACTGGCTACATGAAACGCCACAATAAGCTCACTGACAAAGAGTTTGACCAGGCTACAGAGGCCATGCAAGCCCAAAACAAAGAAGCAAGACCTGGTGACGCCGCAATCTGGGGCGGTGGCGGCAGTATCAGCATGAAATCTGTCATGGGTGGACAATTTCAGTCCATTAATGGAGAATCTGTGGGAATTAACCCCAAGGCAGCGGGTAACCTGACCGGCCCTAAACCGGCAAGCTACATGGCTGACCCCGATAACCTACAGGTAAGCAAGCCATGAGAATCCCCACAAACGACCTAGACCGTGAAGAGTTCTACCTTGACCTGATTCAAAAGTGTCTGGTCAGCCGTGAAGAACGCAAAGTAGATTACGGCTCCTTGCGTAGTTGGTATCTGTTCGGTAGTGGGCCGGATGAACCTCCGGCTCTCTACAACAAAATCTTTCCGCACATCGACCAGCTCACCTCATTCCTCTACTCAGCAGAGACAACGCGCTTCAGCATTCAACTGGGTGCGGCTGTCAATGAGACAGAGAATATGAAAGTGCCCACGCTCACCCGTGCGCTTAACGATGAGTGGCTCAACTCCAACGCTGACCAAGTGTTCTCAGCCGCAACCACCTGGGCGCTGTGCTACAACTCTTGTTTTGTAAAGTTGGTTGTCAACAACGGTCTGCACCCTTACCTTGTTGAGCCTTCTTGCATTGGTGTCTTGCGGGAAGATACTCCCTATATGGACAGGCAAGAAGCGATAGTCCATACCTATTACATCACCAAGTCTGAACTCTACGCCCGTCTGTACTCGCACCCCAAGCGTGACGCTATCGTCAAACGTGTGAGTTCTACACAGCATGAACGCACAGAGATTGCCAACGGTATTGAGCGCATCATCTTGTCTCAATCCAACCCAACCATGTACGGTAACGTCAACCTCGACCTGGCTGGCGGCAACCGCTACAAAGCCATCGTGTCTGAAGACACCGTAGAGATGACAGAACTGTGGGTGTGGAACGATGACACCCAAGACTATCAGGTGGTTACAAAAGCAGACCCTGACGTCATCATCTATGACCGACCAGGTGAGTCCGTCTTCATCAAAGGCGAGTTGCCTTTTGTGCAGATTGCTCCTAACCCACTGTACGATTACTTTTGGGGCGGCTCTGAAGTTCAGCGTCTGGTGTATCTCCAGCAGCTACGCAACAAACGTATGGCTGAGATTCTTGACCTGCTCAGCAAACAAGTCTCTCCTCCCACCGCACTCATTGGCTTTACCGGCATTCTTGACGAAAAGAACTTTGCACTCAACCGTGCTGGTGGCTTGCTTGCAACTGACATGCCCAACGCCAAGGTGGAGAAGATGGCTCCTACCATCCCGCCAGATTTGTTCCGCGAGATTGGCGAGATTGACGCCATGTTTGAAGAAGCATCCGGCATTGTCTCTGTATTGCAGGGCAAAGGCGAATCTGGTGTGCGCTCTTCTGGTCACGCCTCTCAACTGGCTCGCCTGGGTTCATCACGGGCTAAGAAACGTGCGCTGGTCATTGAAGACAGCCTAGAGAAGTTGGCAACGCTGTATCTGAAAGCCATGCAGATATACGACAACACGCACTTCACCGACATCAACAACAACAAGTTCATTGCTGAGCAGTTCACCAAAGATTACGTGGTGAAAGTGGACGCTCACTCCAACTCGCCTATCTTCATGGAAGACTTGCGCCAGCTTGCATTCAACTTGTTCAAAGCCCAAGTCATCGACAAAGAATCACTGCTTGACTTGCTTGAGCCTCCAATGAAACAATTGCTCAAAGACCGTCTGAAAAAGATGGAAGAAAAGCAAGCAAAACAGCAAGAGCAGCAAGCCGAACAAAAGCAAGCTGCACAGGAAAAACCCAAGGGGAAACCCGATCTTAAACAGGTGGGATGATGGCAAACGTCAAAAACGCAACACCCAAAGCTGACCAGCCTAAAGTCAGCACGAAAGAACTGTCCCGTGGTGAGCAAACACCGAACTTGACATATCGTCAAACAGGGATTAAAACCTCAGGTGGGCGTAGTCAACGTGATTACGCTCGCAAGTAACTCTGGAGTTGAACATGTACAAAGCACACAAGCGCGGTCGTAAGACTCGCCGGTAATTCCCCCCCAGGAATCGGGTGTGGCTTCCTTCCCGTCAAAAGGTCGCCGCCTTCTAACCATGGAGAAGACTATGCGTAAAGCTCGTAAAGGTCGTAAGAGCCGCAAGTAATTAGACGGGGGAAACCCCGTTTAATTGCGGTTTGACCGTTTAAAATTCTTTGAAGGGCTGAATTAAAATGCCCTTCACCTGTTGACAAGGTGTTTGTAAGTGGTTACAAACACACAAAAGGAGTTTTTATGGCTGTTCCGCAAGACAAACTGATGGAGTTGATGCGTAACCCCCGTTCAGCGGGTGGCGGCGCTCCTTCCGGTATTTCTATGCCCAGTAACACTCCAGGCGGTATGCCAGGCGCAACCCCTGCTGGCCCAGGCGCAATGTCAGACGCCGAAACTCCCCCGATGGCATCTCCGATGTCCACCCCTGAACCCAAGATGGGCAGCAAAGAAGCCGCCATGATTAACTTGGGCATGGCGATGGACTTGATCGAACAATCTCTCCCTGCTCTTGGTTCTGAAAGCGAAGAAGGCCAGAAGGCTCTCGCCGCTATTCGCTCACTCACTGGTGTGATGGGGCCACGCAAGAACAAGACCAACGAACTTCAGCAATCTGAAATTCTCCAGATGCTCCAGACCCTTCCTCAAGCCGGTGGTGCATCCCCTGAGGGCAAGGCTATGTCACAAGCACCGATTCCTGGTATGCCTCCGCAAGGCGGCGCACCAACTCCTCCCCCAATGTAAGGAACTATCATGGACTTGTTCAAACCTCGCGGCGCTGCCGCCCCACGCCGCCCCACTGACAACAATCAGCAACACGGCCTTATCGTCAACACCCCACGCTTTTCTCAACTGGGTGGCTTGAGTGCCCCTAACAAAGTTGGCAAAGCTGGTATGGCTGTGCAAAAGCCTGGTGACGGCAAAAAAGTCATCTAATTCGACAACAGAGGGTAATCTATGTCACTTGAAAACGTATCACTAGAAGCCCGTGATGAGCTGGCGGCACTCGCTCAGCAACTTGCGGAAAATCCAGCAACTCGCAAACAGTTCTTGCGGATGACCAAACAGGTCAAACCAGACCTGCCCATTCCTGAATTGGACATGGAAGACTACACACACAAAGCTGTGTCGCAGTCAGAGCAGCGTGTGCAAGCACTGGAAGCAAAATTGCGTGAGCGTGATGCAGTTGAAGAACTCCAAAAGCGCCGTCAGTCCCTGATGAAAAAGGGTTTGATTGCCAACGAGAGTGAAGTCAGTGACGTAGAAAAGATTATGCTGGAGCGTGGTATCACTAATCACGAAACAGCAGCAGAGTTTCATCAGTGGATGAAGCAGGCAGCAGAACCAACCCCTTCCGGCTACAACCCCTCCGCAGTCAAGCAATTCGACTTGGGCAAGTATTGGAAGAATCCGGCTGGCGCTGCCCGTGATGAAGCGATGAATGCACTCAAGGATTTGCGTAAACCGCAACGTCCAATTGGGTTGTAAGAGGGTATTGGCGGGAATGAAAATTCTCTTTTTTACACGTTCGTAAGGAGGCCTTATGGCTATTGGCGGCGGCATCCTACCAGCTACAGGGTCATCACAGTTCAATGAACTGACCTACGTAACTCGTAGAGCTTTTATCCCCAAGCTGGTTGTTCAGCTTTATAACTCGACACCTTTGATGGCAGCACTGATTGCAAACAGTCAGCAAGCCAGCGGCGGTGTTTCTTCTGTAACCGTTCCTGTCCAAGGCGCACAGTTTGTGAACGCTCAATGGTCTGACTACAGCGGCTCGTTCGCTCAGCCGTCAGTCCAGCAAGGTGCTTACAACGCTGAATTCGACCTGAAACTGATGATTTCTCCCGTGCCGTTCCTCGGTATGGAAGGCGCAGTTCAGCAAGATGCCGCCATTATCCCGTTGATCGAAGCTCGTATGAACGATGCTACCAACGTGATGATGGATGCAATGGCAACTGCCTTGTACAACAACACAACCAACACTCAACAATTCATCGGCTTGCCTGGTGCTGTTGACGATGGCACAACCTTGGCTACCTACGGTAACATCAACCGTAGCACCTACACATGGTGGAAGTCCAAGCAATACGCCGCTGGTGGTGTTAACCCAACTCGCCAAAACATCTTGCAATACATCTCCGGTACTGTGAAAAACGGTGCAGAGATGCCTTCATTCGGTGTTTGCGGCTTTGGTACATGGACATTGTTGGCTCAAGACTTTGTTGGTCAAGAACAATATGTCATCACCCCTGGCTCCGGTTTTGATTCCGACAGCAACGGCCCTCAAGCTGCATTCCGTGCGCTGATGGTTGCTGGTGTTCCAATCTACCCAGACCCATACTGCCCAGAAGGTACTGTGTACTTCCTGAACACCAACTACCTGTCGCTCTACATCCATGAGCAAGGTTCGTTCGTGTTTACTGGCTTTGAGTCCACACTTCCTAACTGGCAAATTGGCTACGTTGGTGCTGTCTTGATGATTGCCGAACTGGTGAACGTCAAGCCAAAAGCAATGTCCAAGGTGACGGGTTACAACTACCTCTCTCTGTAAGGAGTTAAATCATGTCATTATCAGCAAACAAAATCTTACTGGCTAATGCCTCGACCAACACCCCAGGTGCGTACATCCAGACGCAATCCTTGGGCAATGCTACCGCCACCATTCCGGCTGGCTGGTATCAAATGTTGGCTACCGCTAACGTCACGATTGAGATGAACACCTCTAACAACATTGCCTCCCCAACATGGGTGGTTTCGTTGGCTAACAACACCAGCGGTGTGATTATTTCTGACGGCGTTAACTTCCGTGCCAACGTGCTGTCTGGTACTCCTACCATCACGTTGTACGCTACCAACGGCGGTCAAAACGCCACCGGTACTTACAACACTTAATAGGGGCACACCATGAATGCGAATTGTGTAGGCAACCGTTACCCTGACAGCTTTGGCAGCTTTGCCGTTGCAAACAGCGTCCCAGTTTTCTTGGGCGCTACTGGCAATGCAATTGCTACCTTGTCTACCGTGGGTACTTCTTACATTGTTCGCCGTGTGACCGTTGCAGGTGCAAGCGGCAGCGTGGCCTTGGCAAACGTGACTATTCTCACCAGCAATGATGGGAATACATCTAACGCCGTGACCAACGCAGCCGCATTGACTACAGTTACAGGGGCTACCAAATTCCAAGACCTGCCGCTTTCAACAGCAGCAGCGTCTACGGTTTACACAAGCTCCTTGTATGTGTATGTTGGAACAGCAGCCGCTGCCAACAACTCTGTTGAAATTACGGTTTACGGTGACGTTGTATCACTATGAGTGCAGTTATCTATGTAACCAATCGTGGCGACACCAAACTCCGTGATGGATATGTTGGCACGTTCTACGACTTCCCTAAAGATGTAACGGTCGAGATTCCGTTAGAAGCTGCAAAGCACATCTTTGGTTACATGGCATCAGACAAGATTCCGCACCTGACTCGCTTGGGTTGGGCGCGGAGTTTTGCAGAAATCGACAAAGGATTTGAGAAGTTGGCAGAGTTTGAACTCTCTGAACAGCCTCCCGAAAAGAACCGTTCGTTACCCTCGGCGGTTGGCGTAGTAGCTCTGCGGATTGAAAAATCCCCAGAGCGAAAGTCCACCCAAAGGGCCGCTTAACATGGACGCCAAATGGCAACACTCTCTTCCTACATCACGGAAGTGCAGCGACTCTTGCATGACGCAAACGCTGTCTTCTGGTCTACCTCGGAATTAACGGACTACATTAACGAAGCCCGTGAACGAGTAGTAAGAGATACTGGTTGCCTCCGAACCTTACAAGTAACATCAACGCCCATATCCAACACAGGAGTTGTGGCAATACCGTGGTCTAACGGTCTGGTTGTTACTGCTGGACAGTTCATTTTCTCTAACGTGTTCATCTACCAGGTCATCACTGGTGGAACCCTGAACACAGACGGTGCGCCTTACCCCTCCGGTAACAACGCTTTCCCCCCTTCCGGCACGTTCACCAACGGCACAGCCACCCTGCAATACTCCGGCCCTGCTGAGATTATCAATCTTGCAGCTTTGCCTAACGGTATTCAAACGCTGGATGTGCTGAACGTTACCTTGTACTGGGGAAACAGCCGCATCCCTCTGCGCTACTTGCCGTGGAGTCAGTTCAACGCCCAGTTGCGTTATTGGCAAAACTACGTAGGCAGACCTATTTGCTTTAGCTCATACGGTCAAGGCCAGTTGTACATTGCCCCTGTGCCAGATCAGTCCTACGCTATCGAAGTAGATACGGTCATCTTGCCTACAGCTTTGTCGCTCACCAACCCCAGTGTGGTGGACAGCATTGTTGACCCCTACACCACCCCTGTTGCCTTCTACGCAGCTTACAAAGCCAAGTACAAAGAGCAGAGCTACGGGGAAGCAGAAATCTACAAACAAGAATACGCCAAGCATGTCCAGGCTGTTCTCAACTCAGTCTACACACGCCGCATCCCTGACCCTTACTCTTCCTTCTAATCATGGCAGCAGCAGAACAGAAAAAATCATACGCTGTTGTCAAAGCCTTCAAGGGACTGAACACCAAGGCCAACCGCACGGCTATCGACACAGAAGAGTTTGCGTGGATTGAAAATGCCATGCCGATAGGCTCTGGCAACATTAAAATCACCCCCGCCCAAACCACTGTCAAAGACTCCGGCAACACTGCTGTCTCTTTTGCCAACACTGTCACCTACCTCACCTCCTCCAACCTGGGGCTGAGTGACTACATTCTGGCGTTTGAAGACAACGGACGGGCGCAATACTTCAAGATTGACAGTGCCACTAAGGGTAACGTAGCTGTTGCAGGGACGTTTTCCAACACGGGAGTGACCACTGCTCAGTACAAAAACGAGAGAATCATCATTGGTGACCCTAATAAAGGCTTGTCATCGTGGGATGGCACAAACGTGGTCAATATCGGTTCTGTGGGCGTTATTGGCATCACAAACCCAGGAAACGGGTATCTGACTGCCCCTAGCGTGACCATCAGCGCCCCCAATGACGCCAACGGTGTGAGAGCTACGGCTGTTTGTACCATCTCTACAGGGGCTGGTGGCCTTGCCAGCATCAACGTCACCGCTGGTGGAACCGGATATACGGCTGTACCAGGCGTGATTATTGGCGCACCTAACGTATCTGGGGGCACACAAGCCGTTGCTGTTGCCACTATTTCCGGTGGTGCGGTAGTTGCTGTCAGCGTGACCACACCAGGCTCGGGATACACCACTGCACCAAGTATCAGCTTCTCTTCTGGAGCCGCCGCCGCCACTGCCGTGGTGGAAACAGGGCAAGTCAACAGTGTCACCCTCACAAATGCGGGTACAGGCTACACATCTCAGCCCACAGTGACTATTTCAGCCCCGCCAAGCGGGACAACTGCCACTGCAATTGCCTCCTACAACACGTTTGCAACCGGCACACTGTCGGTTTTGGTGACTAACGGGGGCACAGGATACGGTGCAAGTGGCTCATTCTCGGTGAGCTTCTCCGGTGGCACAGGTGGTTCTGGCGCAGCAGGGACTGCCATCGTCAGCGGTGGTGCTGTCACGCAAGTCATCATGACCAACCCTGGTAGCGGCTACACATCTGCCCCTACTGTGAGCTTTTCAGCAGGTAGCGGGTCAGGTGCAACCGGCACAGTGGTACTCAACAGCGACACCATCGTAGATGTAGCCACGTTTTCAGGCCGTGTTTGGGTTGCGGCAGGGCGAACTGTCTACTACAGCGCCGCAGGGTCTTACAGCGACTTTACGAGCGTTTCAGCAGGGTCTTTCACCATCACTGACTCCACCTTGCACGGCAACATTCAAGGTTTACTGTCTGCCAACAACTTCCTGTACATCTTTGGCGATGACAGCATCAACGTATTCTCAGATTTGAGGGTGTCTAGTGCAGGGTTAACCCTATTCACCAACACCAACGTGAGCGCCAGCGTGGGTACAAAACGGGCATTTGCCGTGTTCCCGTACTTCCGTTCTGTGCTGTTCATGAACGACTACGGTATGTACGCCCTTGTTGGCTCTACCACCAGCAAAATCTCTGACCAGCTTGACGGCATCTTCCCGTACATAGATTTCACCTTGCCGGTGACGGGTGGACAGGTGCTGCTCAACAGCATTCTGTGCGCTGCGTTCTCGTTTACCTACAACGACCCTCTATCCAGCCCCAGACAGATACAGTGCATCTTCTTTGACAAGAAGTGGTTTGTCACCAGCCAGGGAAGTATTGACTACATCACTTCTGTGCCTGTGGGTGGGGTGATTTCTCTCTACGGTGTGGACGGAAAAGACCTGTACAAGATGTATGCAAGCTCTACAGCGTCTATCAACAGCACCATCAGAACTGCGCTGATGCCTATGGGTGACCCTATACGGACTAAGCAAGCCCTGAAGTTTGGTATTGAGGCCACACTGACGCAAGGTGCGGTGTTGACGGTGACGGTGGACAGTGAATCTGGTTCCAGCCCACCTTACACGCTGAACAACGCTGTCACATGGGTGAATAACTACGGTTCTACACTGACCTGGTTAAATAATTCCAGCGCAACTATTGGCTGGTTGACGGCTTCCGGCTATGCTCTGTACAAGTCAGACGCACAGCAATACGGCAAGTATTTAGGTCTGACAATGACATCATCAGACCCCGCATTTGTGTACAACACATTTGAATTTGAACATGAATTACGAGTGAGGTTCTAACATGGCTGTTCCCTATACCTTTGGCACTGCAACCGCTGCCATCCCGCTGTCCCAACTGGACACCAACTTTGCTACTGCAATCACGCTAGGCAATACTGCTGTCTATCTGGGAAACACCACCACCAGTATCGGCAACCTGACGCTGACAAACGTCACTATCAGCAGTGGTAGCGTGACCATTACAGACACGACTGTATCTGGAAACGTCACTTTGTCCGGCGGCACAGCCAACGGCGTAGCGTACCTGAACGGCTCCAAGGTACTGACTACTGGTTCTGCGCTGACGTTTGATGGGACTAACCTTGGTGTTGGTACTGCGTCCCCGCAAAGCGATGCAACTTATGGCGGTTTAACAATCAATGGAAGCAATGGTTCAATTCTTACCATGCGTACTGGTGGCGTTAATTCTGGTCGTATTTATACAACTGGAACTGACAATTTCAACATTGATGGTAATGGCTCTTCAAGCACTAACATTATTTTTCGACTTGGAACAGGCTCCACCGAACAAATGCGCTTGACCAGCACAGGGTTGGGTATTGGGACGAGTTCGCCCGGGTACAAACTGACTGTCGCTAACGGTGCTACAAGTCTTGCGGCAAACCAGTATTTGCGCTTTGGTGCTGGTATTTTTGCATCTAGCGATGGCAGTGTAGACAATTATTTGTTTACAGGCTCTACATCTTTGAAGTGGCGTAACGCTGCCGACAGTGCCGAATTAATGCAATTGACCAATGGCGGTAACCTTGGACTGGGTGTTACTCCGAGTGCTTGGGTTTCTACAGCAAGAGCGCTTCAAGTTGGTGGTAATGGCGCATTCTGGCAAGGATCAAACGGTCTTCCACAGATTGCTTTTAACGCATACGAATACGCAGGAAACGCTTATAAGTACGGTGTCTCATCTTATGCCACTCGATATGTACTTGCAGACACACATTCTTGGTACACCGCCCCCTCCGGCACAGCAGGTAATGCCATCACGTTTACTCAGGCGATGACGCTGGATGCAAGTGGGAATTTGCTGGTGGGGACTACGAGCAGTGCAATAACTACTAATGGAATTGTTTTATCTGGGATAAACGGAAGTACTACAAGCACTCCATTTATTTCATGTTCATTAGCTCAATCTACAAATTCATATTCTTCTTATCAGCTTTACTCAACTGGCGCAGGAGCATATCGTTTTTATGTTGGTGCAGGTGGAACAATTTTTGCAACATCAATTGTAATTACTGCCATTTCTGACCAGCGTCTTAAAGAAAATGTCCGTGACATTGACACAGGTCTTTCTTCAATCATGGCGCTCAAACCTCGCAGATTTGATTGGAAAGAAGGCAAAGGCCAAGACAAGAAAAACGCTGCTGGTTTTATTGCTCAAGAGTTTGAAGAAGTTTTTCCAGAGTGTGTCAGCACATCAAAAGCTGGCGCAGATGGTATTGAGTACAAGAACATCAACCATGAAACTTTGATTCCAACATTGGTTAAAGCAATCCAAGAACTCAAAGCAGAGTTTGACGCATACAAATCCACCCACCCTTAAAGGAAAAGCATGACTACTATCGTCTGGACAATCTCTCAACTCGACTGCCTCCCCCAAGCAGAAGGACAAACCGATGTCGTTGTGACCGCACACTGGTCATGCACAGGCACA